GTAGTGTCGGCTGTTCCGCGCACGGTAGGTTCGACACTACATGTAGTGTCGGCTGTTCCGCGCACGGTAATGTGACCGCTTATCATCACAAGTGCGTGTGTTAACATAATCACCATTATGCGGCAATGAGCAAGATCAATGAGTTACGGTCAGTTGCCAACAAACTAGCGGCACATCTCTTGCATTGGATAACATCCGGCGCGCGAATCGGTGCGCGGAGGGTGAGTCAGCAGGGCAATCGAGTTCAACACCGGGGTCGCTTGTAGACGTGCGACCACCAGCACAGGTTCTTAAAGAACGTTTAGATATATCTTTAGGCACCATATGTGATATAAGGTCTGGACGCACATGGCAGCGGATAACGAAAAATTTGTCGCGGACATCTTTGAGAGGCCGCAATCAGTGGAAATGACGTGGCAGGATAGGATTGACAATTATGAAAGGGTTACAAAGTTTCCTAAAGCTTTATTTATAGCTGGAGATGGCCGTGTAGTAGGCACACTTATAATGGGTAATCAGTACGGGGTGCAATCCGGATACTATGGCGGGTATCCGTCAGGTTACCTTAAAAGAATCAAATCGCTTTTTCCCGAAAAGGAGCACGTGCTGCATCTGTTTAGCGGAAAAGTCGATTTGTCGGCTTTGCCGGGCGACACGGTGGATATCAACCCGGCCCTGGCACCAACCTACCTGGACGATGCCCAGCGGCTCCAAAGCGTCCCCTTGAATCTCTACGATCTGGTTTTGGCGGACCCACCCTACAGCATTGAAGATGCTGAGAGATATCGAACAACCATGATTAAGCGCAACACGGTGATGGCTGCGCTCGCGGGCCTGCCAACTGGTGCGCATGTGGTGTGGTTGGATCAGGTGTTACCAATGTATCGTAAAGATACATTCTGCATTGAAGCTGTCATTGGTATGGTTAAGAGTACTAATCATCGATTTCGTGTGATTACTATTTTCAAACGCTTGGGATACGATTCGGCCAATGCATGACAAAATAGACGTGCTCGATCACGGCTACGTCCACTTGGTTGATCATATGGGTAGCGACCTATCTATCGTGCGCTCGGCTCGCACATCCTACAATGCTTCGTGGCGTACAGAGTAATATCTACAAGTGTAGTAGGTGATATGTTGATGCCATCTATTATCGACCATACTTGCCGGACCGCGTTCGAAGCATACCGCGTATTGCTTGGTAATGGTGTGCCACGCGAACTAGCCCGCATTGTGCTTCCGGTGGCAACTTACAGCCATATGTTTGCGACGGTTAACTTGCTGAATTTACTGAAGTTTTTAACACTGCGCTGCGATGATCACGCACAGTACGAAATCCGGGTGTATGCTGATGCTCTGAAAACATTGGCGCGTACCGTGTGCCCTGTAGCTATTGCAACGTTTGAAGAGGCTGAATGATCAATTTTACCAAGGTGCTATCCGGGCTTGATGTGCTGCCACTGCTTCAGCAATTGCAGCAGCATCCGGAACTCTGGAACATTGACGATTCGTGGACGAAGGGCGGCAGCGAGAAGTCCGCGATCAAATCTTTAGACAATATTCCATTGCGGATGAACAAATTTGAGCATTGGAACAAGCCCGCGTTTTTTGTCCTAACTGAGGCACAGAAGCTGGTATTTGATGTAATGCGAGCGGTGCCAGGGGAGTTGCTTGGTAAGGCCATTATCATCAAGCTCAGTCCGGGGGATATTGTGCCTCCGCATGTTGATACAATGCCACCCGGCATTCCCCGTATTTACGAACGCTATCAGATACCGTTGTCAGGCCCGCGCGAGGTTGAATTTGTCGTTGGTGATGAGAGATTATATCTTGAACCGGGCAATGCGTACTGGTTTCAAAGCCGATTGATGCACAGTATGGTCAACAATTCATCGTCGGATCGGATATCGATCCTGGTGGATATCAAGCCGTTCCTGCTCACTGAAGTAGAAGAACCGGCAGCACCGCCGTTATCATCGATCATGGTCGGTGCGCAGCCGCCAACGCGGTATCCGCCAGGGTGGACGGCGACGGCCAGCGAGAGGCTGCTGGAGAGCCGTCCGATCGCTGGCCTGACCGAAGGACATCTATCCGAAGTAGATGTCCGTGGCTCATGAACACATAGCACATGAATGCGGTGCGATCATAGATCGATTTTATGATCTCGTGTCAGCTGGACATGGCGCATTTAAACGTCAATCGGAGATAATCCCGACTGTGCCTGTTATATCTATAGACGACCTACGGAAGCGCCGACTGTTCGTTGCAACGCCGTCGTATACTAGTCTGATGTCCTCAATCTACGTCAAGTCTATGCTGGATTTGGTTGGATTATGCGCCAAACTGGATATTGCACTAGACGTCAGATTTGTCGTGCACGACTGTTTCATCAGTCGCGCTCGTAACATTTTGGCCGGTCAGTTTCTGGCGTCTGATGCTACGCATCTGCTGTACATCGATGATGATATCGGATTTACCGCAGAAAGCGTATTAGCAATGCTAGCGTATCAATCCGATGATAGCCCGTATGATGTGTTAGCCGCGCCGTACCCCTGGAAGCGCATCGCGTGGAACAAAGCCCTGTTGGCGATGCAGTCTGGAACTGATCCGAGGTTGCTGTCGCGATGTGCGTTAGACTACGTTTTCAATGGACTGGAGCAGCGGATCGAGATGGATTGGACTGATCCGGTGGAGGTCGCGGAAACAGGCGGCGGATTTATGATGATCCGACGCCGGACTCTAGAGACATTTCCAGATTATGGGTCGTTCGTAATCGATGATTCGGCAGAGTTCAACGGCACCTCCGTGCGCAGCATTTTTCAAGACGCTGCGTGCGACGACGGTCGGTATCTGTCGGAAGACTATCGGTTCTGTCGCACATTACGGCAGACAGTCGGCGGTCGGGTTTGGTTGGCACCAGGAGTTACACTGCATCATGTCGGTCAACATGTGTTTGGCGCTTGACCGATTGGCAGTGTTCTATACATATGGTGTTACCATGGCGGGTAACGGACCGAGTCCAGTTCCTCTAGATGTTTATGCCCATCTGACTCGGGCCATGTAGATGTCATGGTACTGCGTCAAAACTTCTGCCCGGCTCGAAGCCCAGGCTGAATTCGGCATTCAGCAGTTGGGCTTTCCGACGTTTTTCCCGCGAGTCAGGCAGGCGGTTACCCGTGAGCGCCAGCCCTGGCGCGATGGTACCCGCATCGTGCCGATGTTTGGCACGTACATATTTGCTCAGTTCAATTTGATTGATGATCCGACATGGCCACACATTATCCGTCAGCCCGGCGTTGTCCGGGTCATGAGCATGCCAGTGGGTGATGGCATGCTGCCCCGGCCGATCGCGCTGGATGATGCCGTGATCGATACCTTGCGCGAGGCCGCTGCGGCGAGCCTGGGCAAGCCGCCAGCGGCGGTTCCGCCAATTCCGGTAGGCAGTGTGGCGCGGATCACCGAAGGGCCACTGGCCAGCTTGCAGGGAATTGTTACGTGGTCAAACGATCAGCGCGTTGCATTGCTGATGGACTGGATGGGTGGCCAGCGGCGAGTAGAGCTGGGGCGCAGGTTGGTTGAGGTGGTCTGATGCGAAGCCGTGGTGACCCGTTCGCCGGAACCGGCACCACCGGGCAAGCTGCGCAGGAACTAGGTTCCAATTGTATTTTAATTGAACAGGAAGCTGAATATATCGCGGATATTAAAACACGGCTGGCTGCATCGCTCAAAAATCCGCCGCCGCCGAAAACCGTTAGATCAGATTCCGTTGTTGTTAAGCCAGTATCCAAGACTATTGTCAGACCAGTTTACAAAACCATGGTGAGATTGTGCAAAAGAGTCTTGCGAGTTGATTGGTGAAATCTTGCGTCATCATCACCCCTACGACAGGGAATCACCATCTTGAACAATGCATTGATTCGGTAGTAGCGCAAACATACGCAAACATTAGACACCTGATTGTAGCTGATGGCCCACAATACGCTGATGCCGTGTCAGCGTATACAGCAAATGCGGTCGTAATACCGGAAAACGTTGGTGCCCACGGTTGGTATGGCCACCGTATCTACGCTGCGTTCACGTATTTGGTCAACGAAGACTACGTTATATACCTGGATGAAGACAATTTCATCGACACTGATCACGTTGGATCAATGATCCAACAGATCGAAGACAACGAGTTTTCCTGGACTTTTTCGTATCGAAAAATACTAGATGAGACAGGGACATTTATCTGCAATGATGAATGCGAAAGTATTGGAACATTCCACGTAGACACTAGCGCATTTTGCATTAAACGCGAGATAGCAGTCAAAGTAGCTCACGCGTGGTACGGTCAGTATGGAGCAGATCGTCACTTTTTCTCGATGCTAAAAACATATTTCAACAATTTTGCCGGAACTGGCAAATATACACTAAACTATCGTTGTGGTTCAACAGTCACCTCTGTAAAACCTGAATTCTTTCTCGAAGGTAATACACGTTGATGACAGTTGTATCGTTCTACATGGACAATATACCGGCGGAAGTGTTAGATGCTCAACGCGCCGTCGTAGCGGCATTCAATCCAAAGGGATTTAAGTTTCAACAAATACTAACTAAATACCCGCATGGTTATGCAATTGATGATTATATTCACAACTCAACCGATGAATTAATCATTATCCTTGATATTGATTGCATACCAATTTGCAGCAACGCATTGGAAGAGTTACAAACTTACGCCTTACAAAACGCTTTGGTCGGCTGCGTGCAGCGCGCCAATCATATTCAAAACAATAGTCATCTCTATATCGGGGCATTTTGTATCGCATTCTCCCGGACCCTGTGGACAGCTGTTGGCTGCCCGTCGTTTCAAGCTTCGCAAAGAGGCGATGTGGGGGAAGAATTCACCTACCGCTGTGAACAAGCCAAGCGTTCTGTATTGATGTTGTGGCCGTCTAAATGCGATCGGCCGTTGTGGCCGCTGACGGACAATCATTACTTTGGCCTGAACACAGAGTATGCCAGCATGTTTTTGCATGCATTTGCTATTCGGAATGCGGACAATCAGGCCGAGTTTGTGCAGCGATGCCGGGACATTGTTCGTCACGCTTAGCATATGATAGCACTGGCTCGCCGGTCCAGGCCCAGGACCATACGAACCATGCATACGGAAACCGTGGGGAAACTTTGGTATCTGGTATCCAGCGCGGTCTGAACAATAATGTAATTTTTCTGCAAAACGGTGGTTGATTGAAGAGGTCATTTCTGCCCGCCGCACAGTCATATTCGTGGCGTAGCAGCATGGCAGTTACACCTTTGGCCGGTTTCGTTAATTTAATGCTTTGGCGGAGGAATGCCTCAGCCTCTGCATACGGCGGATTCGACACAATGCACGCTGCTGTGGTGCTCGATGCCAAAAAATCGACGGTATCTGGTTCTTGACCCACATAGCCATAGTGTTTGATATCAGTCGAACGCACCTGATAGCCGTGGGCCGTAAGCACAGCCGACATCGCACCATTTCCTGTCGCCGGTTCCCAGACCGACATCCCGTCATAGTGAATATGCAAGAACGGAATTAATGCAGTTGTAACTTCAGCCGGTGTAGGGTAAAAATCTAATTTCGCGCGTTGATAGCCGAGGGATGACATTGCCGGGTCGTTGGAATGGATGAACGCCATATATGTTGATCCTCTATTGGTGAAGGGTATACAGCATTATGGCCGAGTTTCATATAGACGCCGCTACTGCTCGTGAGGGGGTGAGCTATTCCGTCGATCATGCCGTGCTCGGCAAGCGCTTGGCTCTGCTGGGTCTGAAAGATACAGAAATCGCCACAGTGTTCGGTATTAGTATCAACCGTTTGATGACATGGCGCGTTGGGCATCCGGAGTTCGCATCAGCGTTGGCCATGGGCCGTGAACTGGCCGACGCAGCGGTGGCTGAGGGCATGTACAAGCGGGCTGTGGGCTATGAAGCGCCTGCCGTGAAGTTCTTCAAGTTCGGATCGCCCAAAGACGGGGACGAAGAGGTCATTCAACAGCCCTACATGGAGCACATCCCGCCCGACCCGAACGCTGGCAAGTTCTGGCTGACGGCGCGGCGTCCTGATCTGTGGCGTGAACAGTCACATCAGGCGGTTAGCGGCACACTGGAAATTACCGGGGCCGGACTGTCCGGACTGCTGGCATCCGCTAGAAATCAGCGTAAGGACGGTGATGCGTAAATGAGATAATGATGTTACCGCTAGTAACCATCATCACGCCCACATATAGTCGTGATACATTTCTATCGAAAACTCTACAATATGTCAAAAGTCAAACTTACGCAAACATTGAGTGGTTAGTTTGCGATGATAGCCTGAAACCGTCGAGCATATGGACCTATAGCCATAACATCCGCTACGACCATTCGCCGCAGCGGTTGAGCATCGGAACCAAGCGCAATCGCCTCATCGCCCAGGCCCGAGGCGAGATCATTGTGCATTTTGATGATGACGACTACTATGCGCCGAACTATGTCAGCACAATGGTAGATAACTTAAAGCACAATGATCTGATTAATCTGCGCGGCTGGTTCGTCAACGACTTGCGATCCAACTTCTTCGGTTACTGCGATACTACGGACAAAACCCCGTCGCACTACAGACTGTCACCAGACGGATGTCAGCATGGCCGCTTTGAACGGCAGGAAAACAATGATCATCTGGGATTTGGGTTTAGCTTCGTGTATCGTCGCGATTGTTGGGAGCGTCATCCGTTCCCGGACGTGAATTGGAACGAGGATGCCGTGTTCAGTGCACACGCTAAGATGGGCGGAATCATGGATCAGGGTGGACTCTGCTTACACACTATTCACGCGGATAACACATCTTGGTGTTATCCACAGTATCAATTACCGTGCTTCATGCTGCGTCAGTTGTTTCCGGAGTATTAGCCATGGCATTCGATACTAAAAAACCCAAACGTGCTCCAGGACCGCCGGATTATCGACAGAATCGGGTGCTGGATGCTATCGACAGATCGTTTGCGGAACTGACATCAGTACTGCTACAAGCTTCAAATAACGATCCCGCAATGCGCGAGATCGTCGCGAGTCTTGGCAATAGTGTTAACCAAGCGCGCACGTGGGTAATGACAAATTGATCTTGGAGAAAAACTATGTCGGTTTTGGTTGCAGCGGGCGTGTTGTTGCTAGTGATATACTACTTTGCCGGTGGCGGGAAAACCGAGGCCGCACCTGTGGAGGTGGTAGCCCCGGCCGATGATCAGCTCAAGTCACATGTAGCGCATGCAGCTTCTCACAGCTCTCGTAGCAAACTTCGCTAGAGCCAAGTGGAGCGCAGCTGTTTTTCCAGGCACTGTATCTCTGTTCGTAATATCGTGTTACGTGTTGTTATCGTCTGGATGCATTGAATGATGATTTGAAGCTCCTGTTCGAGTCTGTGGATTTCCTCATCCACCGGGTCATATTCGACTGGCTCTAGCATCGTTGTCATCCTACAAGCTGGTTGCCGCTACTTTTGTTCGGCAACCAGCTTGTATTTCACACCATGTCAGTTGTAAAGGGTGATTAAAAAGGTATCTTAAATATATGTTAAACAGCGGTCTAATTGCGGCACGTGACAGCAATAGTGCAATTTTGACAGAATCGCTGGTGCAGTATCAGGAGTTGCGTGGCCTCTGGCGGGCTGACCCGGTGCTGTATGCACGGCAGCGGTTAGGCCTGAACCCGACGCGGCAACAGCAGCAGCTTCTTGAAGCTATGGTGCCACCAGGGGCCAAGGTCTCTGTTCGAGCCGGGCACAGTGTCGGCAAAACTGTCGCTTTAGCAACGATCATCCTTTGGCACATGGAGACACACGAGTACTGCCGTATCCCGTGCACGGCCCCCACGGCATCGCAGCTATACGTCGTGTTGTGGGCTGAGATCAGCAAATGGATACGTCGTAGTGACGAACAGGCGCAAAAAGATCAGCTACCGCGTCCGTTCTGGTTGTCATCAATGTTCCGTATGGTGCAAGATAGATTGTACGATGCCGGTGCGCCAAACGAATGGTTTGCAGTGGCCAGGACGGCAAAAAAAGAAAATCCCGACGCGCTTCAGGGTTTCCACGCTACGGACTTAACGATATCGGATGATGATCAAGCGATCCAGCGGTCGGAAGCCGGAGGTTCGATATTATACTGTATCGAAGAGGCATCAGGTGTTGCAGATGAAATCATCGAAGTGATCGAAGGAGCACTGGCCGGGCGCCGGGCACGGTTATTGATGGTAGGCAACCCGGTACGCAACACTGGGTTTTTCGCCCGGTCGCATCATCAAGAACGGTCCTTCTACACGACGTTACATTTTAAATGTGATGATTCCCCGCTACCCGCGCCGGATTATCGCGAGCGATTAGAAAAGAAATACGGTGTTGGCAGCAACATCGTTCGTGTGCGAGCGGACGGGGAATTTCCCAAGCAGGACGATGATGTCCTGATTCCGCTGGAAGCTGCCGAGGCGGCATTATTGCGTGATCCGGCCGAGACTGATCTGACCGGTGGTATTTTGGGCGTAGACGTAGCTCGTTTCGGGGACGATAGGACCTGCCTTGTCTTGAGAAAGGGCCGACAGGTCGGCTTGATCGAAGTCTATGCTAAGCAGGATACAATGGAAACCTGCGGACGTATTATGCACATTGTCGAAAAATACCAACCGTACCGGATCAACGTTGACGTAGACGGCCTGGGTGGCGGGGTGGTGGATCGCTTGAAAGAGCTGCGAGTAAATGTGAGGGGCGTGCATGCTCTGGAAACTGGCACATTACCACCGAGAGTTAAGAGTAAAACAGCTTCGCGCGCACCGGTCGCACGGTTTGACAAGCTGGAAGCAACGCCAAGAGCAATGAAGGATTTCATGTGGATAACAATGGCGGATTGGTTTAATACCGCAGAACCGACATTTTCTGGATGCGACCGTGATCATGCGGAAGATATGATTGGAGAATGTTGTTCAGTTTGTTACAAATTCGATAGCTCTGGTAGACTAACCATTGAATCAAAAGACGACTTGAAGGGGCGCGGACTGCGGTCGCCGGATTTGGCTGACGGCTTGGCTCTGACATTCTTTCCTGACAAATCCAACATCTGGGAGCGCTTGGTTTGACAATGGATGCAACACTGGCGGCTAAACGCGAGGCAGCAGTTTACGAGCTAGCTCAACAGCATTGTAGCAATCATCAGATTGCCAAGGTATTGCGCATGTCACGCGCCACGGTGGCGCGGATACTGAAGAATTTTGCACGACCCGATTGTGCGTGTGGACGGCCAGGTACACACAGCGGCTGGTGCTCTGTGCGCACGGCACAGAGTCCGGCTCGGCAGGCGTCGATGGCTCGTAGTCGAGGTGCTTTGGCGCATTACCGGCGTGTGCGTAGTCCGCTCTTCACGAGTGGCGCGGGCGGTGTAGGAGCCGATGCTGCTGTCATTAAAGCTCCGTCAAAGCCGAAACCCGTGCCGGTTGACACTGACGGCAAGGCAACGCCTCCAGTGAAAAAGGGCTTTTCGATGCAGGCGATGCAGGGGGCCTTTCCGTTACGATCCAGTGCTGTGGAAGGCTCCGTTCAGCATCACCGGGGACATGTGTGATTTTTGATGGCTGATGATTCGCGCCAAGGGACTTTTGATAATTTTGTTAATATGGCCGCCCAGCTGGGGTACGGTTCGAACAATTTATCATCAGCCAGTAGTTACGGATTCAACCCATTATCGCGATCGCATCAACGGCTCGAATGGATGTATCGCGGCAGTTGGATAGTTAAAAAGGTTGTAGATTGTCCTGCCGACGACATGACGCGCGAAGGGATTTCGATCGAGTCCGACATGGCCCCGGATCAGATGGACGCCCTGACACAACACTGGAACGATCTGCAAATATGGCAGCGTATCAATGAGACGATAAAGTGGGCGCGATTATACGGTGGCTGTCTCGGCGTCTTGATGATCGATGGCCAAAAGCTCGATACACCATTGCGTATTGATACAGTTACTCAAGGTCAGTTCAAAGGCATCTTGGTGCTGGACCGCTGGATGGTCTGGCCACACATGGAAGATCCGGTGACGGACTACGGAGCCGATTTCGGTTTGCCAAAATACTATGATGTTGTAGCTGATGCACGCAGTCTTCCAAACATGCGTATACATCATAGCCGGTGCATTCGTCTGGACGGTGTTCAGCTGCCGTATTGGCAGAAAGTTTCAGAAAATCTCTGGGGATTAAGCGTTATCGAACCATTGTTCGATCGTTTAATTGCGTTTGATAGTGCAACGCAGGGCGCCGCGCAACTGATCTATAAAGCTCATCTACGCGTGATGAAAATCGCAGACTATCGCGAGAACATCGCCTCGATGGGCAAAGCGCATCAGGCGGTACTGGCACAACTTAACATGATACGGCTGATGCAATCTAACGAGGGATTGACAGTTTTAGATAAAGAAGATGAATTCGAAGCTACCTCATATAGCTTCAGCGGTCTATCAGAGATGATGGATCAATTCAGCATGCAGATATCCGGTGCGGCGGATATACCGATCACCCGGTTGTTTGGCCAGAGTCCCGCTGGGATGAATGCGACTGGTGAAAGCGATCTGAGAAATTATTACGATGGTATCAAAAGCCAACAGGAGTCTCGTCTACGTCGCTACATAAACATGCTACTGCACTTGTCTCATCGCAGCCTATTCGGGTTGCCGTTACCAAAGGGCTTCAATTTCAGCTTCTCACCACTATGGCAGCTGAATCCTATCGAGAAGAGTCAGATTGCACAAACGCTTGCCAATGCTACGAGCACGCTGTTTCAGGACGGCATCTTGTCGCAAAAGACGGCGATGAAGGAGATCAGGCAATCATCGCGTATTACCGGGTTTGGTTCGAATATCACTGATGAAGATATCAATGCATTGCCGGACGGTCCGCCAGCCCCGCCAATGGGCGAAATGCTGGGCGCGGAGCAAGGGCAGCCACAGAGTGTATCGCAGAGCGAAGCAGCGGCCAATACTCACACTGATCTGCCGTCCCAAGGTCAGGGACCTGGAGGTCCCTCTATAGCCGAAGCTGGGCTGGGTGATCCAGTTACGGATCAGCCCGGCGTACCGCCGATAGCCACTTTGGGCCAACCATCGGCTGTGCAGCCGCCAAAACCATTGACACCAGAGCAGCAGTTTGAGCAACAGCACGAGCAGCGGTCGGAGCAGTCGGAACAGTTCGAACAGCAGCTAGAGCAGTTTGAAAAACAGATGGAAAATCCTTTGATATGAGTGGTACATTAGAAACTGCGGTTATAACCAATGTGGTTGCTACTCCCACAACTGTAACATTGACGTGGGTAGCTAAAGTGGTCGCAACTGTTCAATCTATTATCGCTGAAGTCAGCACACTAAAGACTGCACTTGATGCAGCACGCACAGCCTTGGATAAAGCAAAAACAACCTTTGTTAGCGCAGAAACTGCGTTTACCACGGCTGAGACTGCGTTTACCACGGCTTCTACGGCGTTTTCTAAAGCTGAAAGTAACTTCACTACAGCAGAAGCTACTTTCAATACTGCGTTGGTCGCAATCGATACCGCATTTACTGCTGGTGATACAGCGTTTACCACAATCTTGAGTGATCTCGGAACATTGAGTAAATGACCGAGGACATCAGACAAATCGTCAAACGATGGACTACAGGACGCTTACGGATTGAAACGGCAGATTTGTTAAAAATGCCCCGCTATTTTCTGATGACTAATGATCAAAAACGCAAACAAGACCTCCCGGTTACAGACGAGGATATGCGCGAGTTTATCATCAAAAAAGCTGAAGCTGAGGCGGACGAACAGTAATATGCTATTCATGCCCCCGTGAATAGCGTGTCCCAGGCTGGCGGGTTAGTTCAGCCTGTTTCCTCCCGAAACTAACGGGGCGGTGCGCCTTGTCCGAAGGCCCCGAGTCTGCGAAGGTCGCATCGCCTCTTTTTTACGAGAGAAGTAGTATATGCAGCAAGTTATTGCTGGTTTATCTTATGATGTGATGCTGCGTAATAAGCAGCCTGTCATTGTTGACTTAACCACCGGCATTGGCGTTCCAAAAACTATCAATGCCAACACCGTATGGACCAGCGCTCCGATAGTTACTAAAAGTTTTCCATACATTGCCGTATCTATTACCAGCACGCAAGCAGGTGGTATTAGTTTACAGACATGCCTGGATCAAGCAGGATTAATCCCGACTGGTCAATTGGTTACAACTGGTCTGGCGGCAGCAACACCAGGGTACCTGGCTATCAGTCCTGGATTGATATTTCAGTCAATCATATTCAACATTACTAACGCTGGTGGCAGCGTCGCAACGATCAGTAATGTTGTAGTGCTGTTATCTGACTCGAATATTGGTACGACATACGGAGCATATGTGGCGGGTGCTGCCTCGGTAACGCCAGCAGCTACACTGCGCGCCACAAGTTTGGTAGCAGCGGGCGGAATTGCCTTGGTCAAGGCGGTAGCCGCATGAAGCTGATTATCGCTGGACATGAATGGCCGGACCAGAGTTTAGATGGCTGCTGCATTCGCGCAGGGGTCAAAAACGGCGGCGGCGCATGTCTGATGACTCGTGCTGTGTTATTTGAAGCGCAGGAATCGGACATCAATGGCGATTTTTATCCGCATGCTGGAACACTAAACCGCAGTGAATATGAGGCAATAGCCGCAGCACGGACAGACCACAAACTTCGTTGTGATGCCATGATGAGCGCTATTCGCGAGATGTGCGGCTGATATGCCGGATGGATACACTTTTGATAAAGTCGGTAAATCTGAGACCCGGCGTGAACGCGAGACGTTCGCTAGGGTACGCAATGCAGAGCGTCAATATAGTGTTCGTTTACGACAGGTAGCCCGACATATTGGTGATTTAGTCAAAGCTTTTAATGCCGGGGACATCGGTCAACTCGATACACTAACGCGCTTACTAGAGCGTTACGCAGACCTTCTGCGGCCTTGGGCCAAAAGTGTCGCTGCACAGATGCTAGCAGATGTTTCTCGTCGTGATGAAAATGCTTGGGCGCAGTATGCCAGATCTATGGGCATTGAATTGAAGCGGGAATTAGCTACAGCTACGTCGTCAGTTGGTCTGGAGCTTGCCAGATTATTGAATGATCAGGTTGAGCTGATCACCTCGTTGCCGCTTCAGGCAGCACAACGCGTGCAGAAAATTGCCATTGGACAGCTTTATAGCGGACATCGCACAGATGTTTTGATAGAAGAGATTTTGCAAACAGGGTCAGTTGTCCGGGCACGCGCCGAACTTATCGCACGAACAGAAACTAGCCGCGCTGCAACTGGATTAACCATGATTCGCGCGAAACATGTCGGCAGCGAGGGGTATGTCTGGCGCACGTCACGTGACATTTTTGTACGGCCACGTCACAAGAAGCTGGACGGCACATTCCATAAATGGGATGATCCCCCCGTTTCTGGTGAGAACGGAGAAAAGTCCCACCCAGGTGGTATCTATAATTGTAGATGTTATCCTGAAGTGGTGTTACCAAAAACTTTTTGAGGTGCAACATTGTCAGGTGATCCGTGGAACAACTGGCCGTCGAGAGTGGTTACCATTGGTCAGCTTTTTGATCGCATCAACTGGCTGAGTGCCCGTATTGATGCCTATCAAGCAGTAGTAATGTCAGCACTAAAGATTATACAAACTAAGGAGACTACCATCATGGCTACTCTTACCGACGTTCAAGACGCTGTTACTGCCGAAACCACTGTTGAGCAGAGTGTTATCCTGCTGTTGCAGGGCCTGAGCACGCAGCTTGCAGCGGCGCTCGCAGCGAATGATCCAGCCGCTATTCAGGCGATCGTTGATTCTATTAATGCCAATTCGGCGGCGCTCTCTGCTGCTGTCACGGCTAATACGCCTGTGGCTCCTCCGGCTCCGGCTCCGACCCCGGCTCCGTAATTAAACCTGAATAGCAGCAGGATAGGTGTTGTAATGATGAAATATTTTTGTGGAGCCGTTGCAGCATCCGCCCTGCTGCTGTTTGGCGTGACAACTGCTTCGGCGCAGAGTGATCTGTCTGGTGCGCCTGTAGTTACGTTGGCCGCTGCCGGGCCTGCTACTACCAACTCTGGCTTATACGAAAATCTTGGCAGTGGGGTGACTTGCATGTTCGTGCAGTCCGCTCACACCAATACTACTCAGTCGACTACTTTTGCGGTTCAGCAATATGATACAGCAACTGGCGGTTATCTGACGCTTGCGATTAGCGGGGCGATTACAGCGGATAATACCCCAAATATTGTGACTATTTATCCGATTGTCGGCCCAGCTTCGCTTCCTACTGGTGTTATATTTTTGAACTACAAAGGTCCGTCTTTGTTCCGTGTCCAGGTTGTGGAAACCGGGGCCGGTTCGACCACAACCGCCAAGGTGGGTTGCACGACTCTGAAGTAAGGTAACGTGGATGGAACGCGTCGTCAATGGCACTGCATTTGATGTTTTTGTGGACGGTCCAGTGATTCCTCTCCAGATGCAGATCAATTCTGGCACTGTGGCGGCTAACAATACCGTTGCATGGCCGTCGACGATTGCGGCCACTGGCAGTTTTGTGACCGGCACCAATCCAATCGCAATTAATGGATTCCCACATTATGCGATTGGCGGGGTGCTGACGCAAACTGGCACCGTTATTGTACAACCGTATCTTGATAAATATGGCAATGTTCCTGTCGGCACTGCATCAACAGCAGCAATTACAGCAAACTCTGCTTTCACGCTGGACGGTAGTGTTGGCACTTCACTCGTTATTCAAACAATTGGTATTACAATCCGCAATGGTAATGCTGGTGCAGCTGCAACACTGACAAATCCTGTGCTTGTGTTGCAGTCATCGTGATTTGAGATAGGAATGACTGATCGATCTCAAAGTAGGTTCTATACAGCAGAGCAGCTTAGCGAGCATCGGTCACTAACGCCCGAAGGCTTTTTACTAGTTTCTAACGTTCCGATAGCTCGCACCGGTAGTCAAGTTTATGCGGCGCATGAACTACCAGCAGTAACGCCGTCAAGTGCTGGCCTGATTATAGTTTCACGTGAACCTGAAGATGTTTTTAGGCCGGAAGCCCTTGCCAGTTTTAACGGCAAACCCTTCGTCGATGAACATCCTCCGATCGGCATGATAACTCCTGATTCCTGGAGAGAATATGCCTGCGGTACTGTGTTAGATCCGCGCCGTGGCGATGGGCTACGCTACGACAGCGATTTCATGTTTGCAGATATTCTTGTTACTGACGCTAATACTATTAAAGCGATTCAGGACGGAAAAAAAGAGATTTCAGCGGGATATGACGCTGAATACGAGCAGTTGGCACCGGGCCGGGCACGCTGCTTGGGGATAGTAGGTAATCACGTTGCTTTAGTTGATAAAGGGCGTTGTGGCCCTCATTGTGCAGTAGGAGATTCACAAATGGCTGTTAAGTCGAGCACTCGCTCGAAATTTCTCGATCGGTTTCGCTCGGCGGTCAGCCGGGGCAACACGCGTGATGCGCTGGAAGCGGTTAGTGAGGTTTCTCACGATCCCGAGGCGCTGGGTGAAATCATTTCGGATGAACTCGGTGTCGGAGCAGCATCGCCGGAACCCAAGGAGTCTATCAACCCGCACCACATTGAGGTGCATACACACCTCAACGGCATGCCTGCTAGCGGCTCTGGGAGTGGTGGTGGCGCGAAGGTAGTCGACGAAGTCGACCCGAATGCCGGTAGCGCACAAGGGGCTGGCGGTGACATTGGTACGCAGTTGTCCGCCCTGACGCAGCGTATCGACAAGATCGAACAGGTCCTGACATCGTTGACTCAAGAAGAGAGCAGCGAAACGGCTGGTGTTGCCACAGATCGCCGGATGAGTGACGCCGAGGCGATTCCTGGACAAGAAGGTGAGACCTGGAACGGTGTCGCTGCCGAGAGTGACCAGGGCAACGGCTATCATAATAATCTGGGTGCCAAGGATCTGCCGAAGGAACATCCAGTAGTCGATCGTAAAACGACCGGAGATCGTCGCGCCAGGGTTGGCGACAGCACCAGCATGCGCGAATCGTTTTTAGCTGTGTTGAGCAAAGCTGAAACACTGCATCCCGGCATTCGTTTGCCAACGTTCGATGCAGCAGCCCCGGCGCGTGAAACATTCGACGCACTGTGCAGTTTCCGACGCAAGACGTTGGATGCAGCCTACAAGAACGAAGAGTCTCGTAACATCATTGACGTTGTCATTGATGGTAAGCCAGCCCAATTTTTTGATCGAAACTGGACTTGCGATGCAGTAGCTGTTGCATTTAACGGTGCAGCATCATTGATGGCCCAGAAAAATCGTGTTGTGAATCCGCGCGCTGGTGGTTCAGGCGGCAGCAATGGGTTTGGTGGCAGGCCACCGACACCGGCCGAAATGAATGCTAAGGCACGTTCGTTTTTTAAGCAGGATGCGTAATTCGATTATTTGGGAGCGCGGCCATTTGGTCCAAGTTGCTGACGGCGGAAAAGGAGTTAAACTGTTATGACTGCGTACTTATTGCGGATGCCTGCTGGTATTCCGGGTGAGGTCAATCGGGGCTGGCACTCAGTAATTGAAGCACAAGTTATCACGCCATACGGCACGACCGGAGCACCAACTGCATACGGTATTCCGCTGGTTGTTGACGCAACTGTCGGTAACGTCGGCAATATGCGGGCGTTCGCCAGTTCGGGTGATACGGGTGCAAATATCTACGGGTTCCTGGTGCGGCCATTCCCGACCCAGACGATAGCGTCAGACGGCCTCGGCACTAGTACGCCGCCAACTTCTGGGCCATGCGACGTATGCCGCTCCGGATATATGACAGTCACTTTGACTGGCAGTACTGCTGCCACCAAGGGTGGACGCGTCTACATTTGGGCATCTACATCAGGTGGCACCCACGTTACCGGTGGAGTGCTGGCAGCGGCTGAGACCAGTGGCCTAGCTCTTGCGGGTGCCACTTTCATGGGACCGGCTGATACACTCGGTAACGTCGAAATCAGCTTTGATTGCCGCACCGCTGATTAATGATTCAATGTAGGAGAAGGAATTAGCGATGAGCAATTTTCGCCGGATTAACTATCAAGAAACGACCATGTTGTCGCACCCGGCGAATGCTCGTCGTGTGCGTCAGTTTACTCAAGACGGTATGATGACTTACGACTCTGCGTCGCAGTTTACCATTGACGCGACAGGCGCGTTTCTGATCGGAGAACTGGAACGTCTTGACCCGACGCTGCATGAGCCACTGGTTGCGGTCACCTGGGGGCGTGATATCGATCTCCGTGAAGATGTCACAGCAGCGGACGAAACCAGCAGCTACACCATCAGCGGATTCGCTGCTCCCGGCGGTATTAACCCGGCTGGTAAGAACTGGATTTCCAAAGACGCAAACGCTATTACCGGCATCGCTCTGGATATTGGGAAAATCACCAATCCGCTGATTTTGTGGGGCACCGAGCTAAAATACTCGCTCCCTGAACTTCAGTCAGCGGAGAAGCTCGGCAGACCTGTCGACCAGCAGAAATACGCTGGCATGAAGATGAAGTGGCAGATGGATGTAGACCAGATGGTCTATACCGGTGACACTGACTTTAACAAGACCGGGTTGTTTAATAGCCCGTTGGTAACTCCGTACAATGTTCCTAACGGGGCATCGGGTGTTTCTACCTGGGTTAGTGCTACTGGTGTTTTGACCAAGACGCCGGATGAGATTCTGGCGGATGTCAACTTCCTGCTGAACAATGTGTGGGCATCTTCCGGTTATGCCATCGTGCCGACTGAACTGCGGCTTCCTCCGCTTCAGTTCTCCACCCTGGCGTCACAGAAAGTGTCCAACGCTGGCAACGTGTCGATCATTGAGTATTTACGCAATAACTCTTTGACCAATGCGACTTACGGGCGTCCGCTCAACATTCAGTCGGTGAAGTGGTTGCCTGCGCTGGGAGCAAACGGCACAAACCGTATGGTTGCTTATACTAAAGATAAGGATCGGGTGCGGTTCCCGCTGGTGCCGTTACAGCGCACGCCGCTGGAATATCGTTCTTTGTACCAAATTGTTACGTATTGGTCAAGAGTTGGCTGTGTGGAGCTTGTGTATCCGGAGACCGTAGGTTTTTGCGACGGAGTCTAATGTCTCAGGATAATCTTGTATCAAGACACAGTTGGGTATGTTTTGTATCTAACATTTCGTGATATTGGCAGGTTCAATAGGATTTGTTAAACCATCCTTCTACATTGGAGGGGGTGACATGCGCTCGTGGAATCATGGATGGCTCATTGATGATAATAATGAGCCATCGGCTTTGGCTGGCGCGTACTTAATTACGAATCTGATAGAATCAAAATCCTATGTTGGCGCGAGTTTAAACATTCGTCGGAGATTGCTTGATCACCTTTCAGGGGTGAATAAGAAAGATACAAAATTGTATCGTGCTGTAAGAGATTATGGCACAAACAACTTTGTTGTAAGACCGATCTTTTACGTAGTTGATAATTCATTATCATTAGCTGAGTTTAGCAATATCGAAGCACAGTTGATATTGACATATGATACAATCACCAATGGTTATAACCTAGCCATTGGTGATCCACGACAATCAAAGGTCATGACCCAACTATGGCAAACATCCGAGTATCGGGATTCGCGGGCTGCCGCGTTTGCTCGTATTGATGTACAGGATAAACGTTCAGCCGCTATCAAAGCAGCTATGGCCATATCCGAGCGTATGGCTGATGTTCGCGCTGATCCAGAAATCCAGGCACGTCGAATTGCAAACACAAAGTTAGCTTGGTCTGACCCAACCCTCCGCGCCGAACAAAGTCAACGACTCAAAACCCATCTCGCTGATCCGGAAAACTATGCACAGCGTGTTGCTCAGTTAGCAACTGTAACTGAGTTAGGTCTTGAAGCCGCACATAAAGTTACTAAAGGTTCGATCTGGATTACTGATGAAAAAACTAATCGTCGTGTGCCAGCATGCACGGCATTGCCTGACGGTTGGCGCTTAGGCCGTGCTGCGGGAAAATATGGTCCCGATAAAGGCTGGAAAAATGCCTAAAGCCAAGGCGGGCCTAAGCCCGCCCCCTCAGCCACCCGTCCGGCACGTCGCCTGCTACACGCCGGTTGATCGATCCATCATTAATCCAAATCGACCCACGCACTTGCATCTTCACAGGCTTCACAGCAGCCGAGGCTTCTTTGCCGCGTGTCCAGCCGTCTGGTATCGCAACACTCGGTGCAATACGTTGGCGCTCAGCACCATTATTGATCCAGACCGAACCTTTCGTGGAATGCTGCCGGTCTTTATTACCATTGCGCAGACTTTCTTGATGCCGTTTCCGAAACTCCGGGTCACACCACATCTGCTGCATGCGAATACTCTGAGCGTTCACCTCGCCGGG